GCAGATTCAAATGTCCAACGAGCTTGGAGTTTGCGTGTCTTAGCTTCAACAGCTTGCTTCAAGATTTGTACGGAAATTTGTTTACCGCCTGTGCCTTCCATAACTGCTGTGTTGTTACCAGTATAACCAGTAGCAGTAGTAGTATTCTGTGGAACTGTGGAATACGCTGTAGCAATTGTGAATGGGCTCAAAGCTTCTTGACCAGCCGACACGCTTGTAGCGGCTGCTGATTGGTCATTCAAACTCTGTGCATAGCGAACACGTAATGTGTGGATTTGGCCTACTGGACCTGTCATTGGCTGTACGCCTACCAACTCGTTAGCGATAACTGTTGGCATAACACGTCGAATAACTGGCAGAATCACACGGTTTAATGTAGCGATGTTACCAGAAACTGTAGAACCCGAACTTGCATTCTCACGCAAGTATTTCTTTGTGTTTTCGAGGATAACGGACATGGATGTACGCTTGGAGCCTGATAAACCCTCCAAGAGTGCGTCTTTAGTTTCGTTCCAACGACCTTCTAATAATTCTTGTGACATTTAAGTCTCCTTATAATTATGTCTTGGATTACAGCCCTGCCAAACGCTTTAGATCGATCACGTTGCTTGTTTCATCAACTTGATCTGCATCTGGACTGCGGGCAGATTTATCGCCAGTTGCTGTAGATAATGATTCTGTGATTACTTTAGGAGCTTTCACGGAACGATCTTCTAAAACTGCTGGTAGATACTTTTCAAAAGCACTAGACAAACGAGTTGTCTGTACGCTTTCGAGCAAATTACGCATCACTTCTGCTTTTTCCTTGTTCAAAGGAGCAAGCAATTCCTCTAAGGCAGCTTCACGCTGATTAGATTCTTTAAGGATACGCATTTCGCGTTCTTTATTTTCGACCAAAACTTTTGCTTTCTGGGCGAATTTGATGGCTTCGGACAGTTTCTGATCTTTGGCAGCGATTGTGTCATGCAACTTACGAACTTCTTGCTTCTCATTTAGATGAGTTGCGCCAAATTCACTTGCATACGCTTCAAAAATACGACGACCAAAATTGTTCTCGCGAGCAACTTTGATATCTTCTTTCAACTGACTGAGTTCACCCTTTAGATGTGTGCTAACAGCGTTAGACATTTTCTTAGCAGATTCAGCAACAAACTTGCTCTTCAATGATTCTAACTGTTTACGAGCTTCACGCACCAAACGCACTTTTGTATTAACTACATCTTGTTTGTCTGTTGCAAATTCTTGAATCTCACGTGCAAGTGCATGTACAACAAACTGTTCTAATTTCTGAACACCTTCTGTGTGCATCTTGCGGTCTTTGCGCAGTTCGCCAATTTCTTCAGCAAGTTTAGTAACCATAAACGAATTGAACTTCGTTGCTGATTCTTTCATCTTGCCTTGAAATTTAACACGGTCTTCTGCAAGTGCTTGCTTTTCAGCTTGTACTTGCTCGAGTTCTGCTTGTAGACCTTCTGTTACCATACGATCCAGGGCTTCCACCATCACTGTCTTATCATGCTCATAGCGTTGTGCAAACTCTTCGCGGAGTTCTGCACGAGCTTGTTCTTTAGCTTCATTTAACTTGGTTTCCCAAGCCTCAGTAATTTCTTGCTGAGCTTCTTCACTTAACAATTCGCTATCTAGTAACGGTTTAATAGCATTCTGCATGCTGATTTCTCCTAGATTTTGAGCCCACGTATAAAGCGCATAACTTCACTCTTTACGTAGCTCTGTGCTTTGCTGCTCTTAGCCGGATCCTTAAACATTTCCAACAAGCGTTGTCCGCCGGCATGATTTAACAAGCCTTCGTAAATTGCTGTTGGGTATGCATTTGGAGCACTTGGCTGAGCAACCACATCTACAGTGACTATTTCAAAGTCACTGACATGTCCATTAGCGTCGTTTACATTACCTGATCCACGACTACTAACACCTAATTTAACACCAGATTGCAACATAGTTTTCACCAGTTCGCCCATCGGTGTAGGTAGTATCTTTAATGTGCCCATACCAGCGGGACCATCCATCCACATTTTTTCAATCATGTGACTCACACGATCCAAATTAATTTTTAAGTCATCTGGGTGATCAACTTCGCCCAGAACTGAATGACCAGTTTTAATTTGTTCGTTGATAGTGTCTACTGCTTTGGCAATTTCATTAACAGGATATACTCGCTCGTTTGCGTTTCGTACGCCGCCCTCAATACAGATACCTTTCAACTTCATGGTTTTCTGACCAGAGCCATCCATGGCTTCCTCAAGCAAGACTTCCGCCTGTGCTTGAGTGAAGCTTAGATGTTCTTGTAGATATCGAGCCATATCTCTGGATTAGCCTTTTGGAAATGGTGTTTTTGTATTAACACCACTAGCTTGGGCTGTAACAGGTTTTGGAGCAGCTGCTAACTTGGAGTTAGAACCACCTTTGCCTGGGGTATTTTTAAACTGACCTGCTTCTGGCAAATCGCCAGTTTTTGGAGCTGGACGGCCTTGTGCTGTGTCACCAGTCATTTTAACCGGAGCACCTTGCATGCCTTTAGCGCCACTATTAAAAGCTACTGGGGACTTGGTATTAGCACCGTCATCACCGCCTTTAGGAGCAGGAACTTTGTCTAATGTAACATTTTCCATCATAGACATTTCGTCCATGTCGTTAAATTCAGCTGTGTCTGTGTCGTCCATTTCTAATGCGTCGCCGCCATCGATGTCGGATACACTGTCACCTTGCTCGTCGCCACCCATTAATGACTCAAATTCAGCCATGAGTTCGTCAAGTTTGTCTTCTAAGTCAACAACGCGATCTTCAATGTCACCATCGTCGTTGGCTTTTTCCATGTCGTGTGTGAGTTCTTCGCCGTCTTCTTCAGCAGCATCGTCAAATTCAACATCAGACTCTTCGTCTTCTTGCATGCCTTGTTCTTCAGCTTCAACGTCATCAATTAAATCATCGCTGGCATCGCCGCCGATGTCTTCGTGCATTTCGTCGTACTCGATGTCTTTAGCAACTTTTTTGCCAGCTTTTTCAGCTTTGTCATCGCGTTCAGCATCAGACTCTTCATCTAATTCTTCAGCTTCGTCTAACTCCTCGTCTTCCTCATTCATGAGGTTTTCGTAGATTTCGCGGCTTTTTTCTACCACGATATCGTGGAATAGTTCTTTGGCTTTCGCCTCTTCATCATTGATCACGTATTCGATCAATTGTTCAAATTTCGATGTCATATTTTCCTCCATTGGTTATGGCTCGTTAGATATTTACTATTAACGAGTAATATTAGTACTTTTGAGGTGGAAAAGTGGGTGTTTTAATACAGAATTATTACATCGCAGGCGGAGCTGCTGGTGGTGCGTATTGCTTTTTGACTTTTTTAAGTTTTTCTTTAAATTCCCAACTTCTAACATCTTGCATTTGACGCAGTTTGTTGAGCTGACGTAAAGTTAGACGTGTTTTGCGCAGATTGCTCAATTCAGGTTGACTATTGTCTTGACTTACGTCTTGATATGCTTCAGGCTCGCGAGAATAAATTTCATTTAGGATCATACTGTATTTATTAGATTGATGGTATTGGAGGAGCACCAGCTGGGGCCGCTGTTCCAGGAGCTGTGGTGGGTGCTCCGGGCATGCCGCCCTCGGGTGCTTGAACACCTGCTTCGCCTCCAGCAAGTTCTTCACCGGTGGCAATATCGCTTTCTAATCCAGCAGGCGTAACTCCAACACTACGTAGATCTTGTCCTTGTGTAGTGGTTAATTCTGGTTCGTCACGTTCTTCGGCCCAGAGTGTTTCATTTTCCACAATCTCTTCTTCAGTCAGTCCAAGGTAGCGTTTCATCATAAAACGCTTGCTCATATAGGGCAATTGCTCTAGCTGTGCAAATGCACCAATACGAGTTCCGTCCATTTCGGCTTGACGATAGGAGGCAAAATTCTGTGGCTCGCATAACGATATATTAAACAAACCTGCATCAATATTAAAACCTCTCCAACGCAGGAACATTTTGAATTCGTCATCTAATTTTTGCATGATTAGGCGTTGTAGGCGCATGCAGTACTGATTAAAACGGTATTCTTGGATCAAGGCTGTGCCTACTTTTCCGTCGTTCATGGCACGGTCAGAATCGTCTGGACCGGTGGGCAAGTAGCTACTTGGCACACGCAGACCACGTGCCATTTTGTTGTTGAAATATTTTAAATCGTCAATTTCGCCTAGATTTGATCCGCCGGGCAACACTTCAACGCTACTACCTTTGCCGTCTTGATTTTGTGGGAAAAAGAAGTCTTCGTTGATACTTAATGGATTGTAGCTGGCATCCATCATGTTGGCTCCACCACCTGTGTTGGTAGGAATTCTGCGTTGATGCATTTCGTTTTTAACACGTTCCACAAACTGCATGGCCATATGGCTAGGCATGTTGCCCACGTCAATTTTGAATATTCTGCGCTCTGGAGCACGTTGCACACGGTAGAT